GCTCGGGCCGCAGGGATGCGGCCTTGTCCCGAGTGTCGGGGATGTACTTGACGTAGCAGCGGCAGTTGATGTCCTCGGCGGCGCAGCCGGAGTGCCCGGGCACCTGACAAGAACAACCGCCGACGAAGAAGGGCTTGTCCATCGGGAGGGCCCCGGCCTCACGGTAACGCGCCCCGGCGGAGGCATGGCTGGGCCGGGCCCCGGGCTCGTTGCGCCACTCCTTGAGGAAGGCAGCGCCGGACTGCAACAGGCCCTCGTGATAGCCGAAACGGCGGGCGTTGCTGATCTCCGTGCGGGCGATGGTCTCGGCCCTGTCTTCCTCGGCCCAGTCGAACACCCCGTTGATGCGCGCCACGACCTAGTCGAAGGTCTCGCCCCGCTCGGTGGCCTCGACCAGGTGCGTCCTGATCTTCTCCCTGGTGTAGTCATTGACCTTGGCGGCGGTGGCCGCGCAGGAATCCAGCCAATCCACCACGGCCTGGTCGCGCAGGTTGAAGCTGATGGCGAAGCCGAAGGCGCCCAAGGCGTCCTGGCCGGCCTCCTGCAGCACTGCGGGCATGACGCGCTGCCAGGCGTCGCGGTTCAGCGCGTCCCCCCACTGGCTCCAGTCAGCCAGGATCAGCTCCATCTCGGGCGTCCCGGCCTTCAGCGTGGCCTTGATCTTGGTCCGGCTCCAGCCGGCCAGGCGGCCCTCCAGGCGCGGCCAGGCCTCGCGCAGGCGCGCGGCCACCGCCAAGGCCTGGCGCTGGAACACCGCCGCCAGGCGGTGCTTCATCTGACGCTCCCAGGGCAGCACCCGGGCGGCGAAGTCGGCCCAGGCCGCGTCATCCTCGGCCTGGCCCTTGGTCACCGGCGCGGCATGGGAGAGCTGCTGGCCGCCGCCTTGGTCCCCCCGGGTCAGCCGGGCCTCGGCCAGGGGCATCATATTGGCGGGGATGCGGGGCTGGTCACCGCCGGGTACGGGCTCCAGACCCTCGTCGGCGCGCACCTCGTTGATGGTCAGCACGCCCCGGTCAAGGCGATCCTTTTGCTGGGTGTGCTCGAACTCGCGGTCCTTGGGCACCTCGTGCTCGGGCTCGCACCAGAGGTTGAGGTCATACCTCACGGCCAGGTTGGTCAGAGCCGAGGCCAGGCGGCGCGCCCGAGGGCTTAGGCATTCGCGATGGTAGGTGGTGTCGATCTCCAGCATGTTGGCCCGGTTCACGTCCTTGACCAGGCCCAGCTTGCCGGCGGGGACCCCAAAGGCGGCCAGGATTTCATCCTGGGTCCAGCCGGCCAGGTTCATGAACTCGCCGTCGCGGGCGTTGATGGAAAAAGGCTCGGCCTTGAGCCCCGCGCCCAGAACCACCACCCCGCCGGCCTGGTCGGGCCCGCCGAAGGCCGACCGCCAGGCCGTCTTGGCCCGGTCGGCGTCTTCCTTGGTCAGGTGCTGGTCGGAGGAGAGCACCGTGTCGGGCCGGGCCTGGTTCTGCAAGAGCTTGCGGTGGTAGACCTTGAAGGCCAGGTTGATGTCGAAGGCGAAAGCCTGCTGCTGGATCGTGGATGCCCCATAGACCAGGTTTTCCGGGTGCGGGTAGCGCTGGTAGAGCACCTGCGCGGGGTCCAGGCGCACCTCTTGGCCGCTGTCGCTGCGGAACCAGAAGGCCTTGATGACCTGGTCGCTGTCGCGGCCGGTCTCGATGCGGGTGAGCAGGTGAGGATAGAGGGGCCAGACCTGGGCCGGCCTGCCCAGGCGGTTCTCCAGGATCAGCCAAAAACCCATGCCGGTCAGCTCGAGGTGGGTCTGGGTGAGCTGCACCAGGTCGGGGCCAGTGAAGAGCGGGTTGGGCCGCTCCATAAGGTCCAAAAGGGGATGCGCCTCCACCTCCAGCCAGTCGGCCCGGCGCCGGCCGCGCCGCTTGTAGAGCTTGATCTCCAGGCCGGCCAGGTCCAGGCTGATGCGGTTCACGCAGACGGCCACCATGCCCTGCATGGCCCGGAGCTGGGATGACCGGCTGCCCAGGTTGCTGCGGCCCAGGAAGCCCAGGCCGCCGAAGGAATCAGCGGGGATCGCGGCGGGCAGGGCCTCCTTGGTCACATAGCGGTCCCCGCCGATCATGCGCACCGCCCAGTCGCGTAATCCGCCTATGCGCATGGCCGCCTCACCAGATTTGCAGGCCACCGCCGCGCAGAAGGCCCACCGCGCCCTCCAGGGCGTCGGGGCCGTCATCGTGCATGGTGGTGGACGGGAAGTAGATGAGCTGCTCGATCAGGAGCCGCATGTCCGCGTCGCGGTGCTCGGGCGCGGGGAATAGGACCACGCCTCTCTCCACCAGGGGCGAGAGCCCGGCCAGGCGGGTCTCCTTGGCCAGGCGGTGGGTCACTCCGCGCAGCGGCAGGGTGATCTGGGCCTGGGTGGCCACCTGCTGGAGCTGCCCCAGCAGGAGCTTCTGGAACAGATTGTCCTCGATGCCGAACAGGGTGTAGGCCCAGAGGCGCTGCCGGGCCAGAATGGCTTGCATGACCTGGTCGAGGCTGGCCCGGCGGATAGAGGCGTCGAGCACGTAATAGACATATTTGGCCGGGTCCAGGGCCACGGAGATCACGGCCTTGTAGTCGGCGCTCTCGCCCGTGCCGATGGACGGGTCCAAGAAGCCGGCCACGGCCAGTGCCTTGCCGGAGAGGTCCTCGGGCAGGTAGGTTTTGATCCATTCTTCGCGGAAGAGGCCCTCCTCGTCGCGGGGGTCGTTCTGCTTTTCCTTGTTGAACCTGATGGTGCCCATTGTCTGGCGCTGGGCCTCGATGACCTTTATGGGCCACTCGGCCGGCCAGAGGCTGGAGCCATCCGGCTGGATCGCGCGGTAGATGCGCCGGGTCCAGTGGCTATAGGGCTCTTCGGGGCTGTGAATCATGGTGGCCAGGGCGCTGCGCCGGCTCAGGATCGTGCCGATGATGAAGAGGCTGCCGGCGGGGTCCAGGGCCGGATAGACGGCGCTGATGACCCAGTCCAGCAGGGCCTCCACGCGCTGGGGGTTCTTGACGCTCTTGTCGTTCTCCAGGTCGTCGAGCACGATCAGGTCAGGCCGGCGGGCGCGGTGCTTGAGGCCGCGCATCTGCTGCCCGGCGCCGCGGGCCAGGATGCGGCAGCCTCGGCCATCGTCCAGGGCGATGTCGGCTTTTTTGGCCGAGAGCAGCCGGCGGCCATAGTCGTAGACGATGCGGGGGTTCTCCATCAGCTCCACGGCGATGGAGGCCACCAGGTCCTCGGCCAAGTCCTTGGTGTCGGAGCCGATGACGATGAAGTTGCGCCGCTTTTGTAGGGCCTGCCAGAGGCTGTAGCCCATGCTCACGAAGGTGCTCTTGGCGAAGCCGCGCGGGGCGGCCACGGCCACGGGCACCACGGCCTGGCCCTGGGCCGGGTCAGGCCGCCAGTCGATCATGGTGAGCAGCTCGCCGTGGAAGGGCGCGGGCGCGGAGCGGAAATAGTGAGGCAGGTAGGTCTGGCAGAAAAACGCGAAGTCCTCGGCCGCGCGGGCCAGGCGCTTTTTCTTGGCCTCGCTGGAGCGATCCTTGAAGGGGCTGACGGCCTCGGCGGCCCATTGGGCCAGCTCGGCGACCTTGCGGTCGAAGGCCAGTTCGGTCAGGACCGGGCGTTCGCGCATGGCCATCAGGCGGCCTCCGCGTACCGGGCCTTGAGGGCCGCGCCCAGGTCGGCGATGTGGGGTTGGAACAGCTCCAGGGCCAGGGGGTCCAGGTCGGCCAGGCGCTCCACCACCAGCTGGAGCACCTCCAGGGCCAGGGCAGGGCGGTCCACCTGTTGCACGCGGGTCTTCTGTTGGGCCAGCAGGGCGCGGATCAGGGTGTCGATCTTGACCAGAAGGTTGACGCCCTCGGTGAACTCGACCTCCTTGGAGGCCAGGCGCTCCTGAATCTGGCCGCGCAGGGCCTGGTAGGAGGTGAGCATGTTCACCACGGCGGCCTCGGCGTCGGCCAGGACGGCCACCTTGGCGGCCTCGCCAACCGCCCCGGCGCGCACCGCCTCCCAGCCCCCCTCGTCGCGCCAGCGGCGCAGGGTCTCCACCGAGTAGCTCGCGTAGCCCCGGCGCCGCATTTCCTGGGCCACCTGTTCCAGGTCACCCAGGGAGACGAACAGCTCCAAGGCCTCACGGCGAGCGTCGGGGGAGTACTTGCGCGGCATGGACGGCCTAGCCGCCGATCTGCGCCCGGGCCTCGAGGGCCAGGCGGTAGTCGGCCATGAGCTGCATGAAGTCGGCGAACAGCACCTCGGCGTCCTGTTCCTTGATCCGGTCCAGCCCGCCGTGCACGTACTCGTTGAGGGCATAGTTCAAGGAATCCAGCTTGGCCCTGATCTGGACCTCGCGCTCATGAATGCGCTGGGCGATCTTGGTTTTGGCCAGCAGCTGTTGATCGGCCTGGTTCATTTCATCACCTTGCTCAGGAATAGGGTGGCCACCGCGCCGCAGAGCGCGCCCCAGAGGGGCCCTGCTATCAGCAGCGCCCCGATGAGCTTCCACTTGGCGGACTCGAGCAGACGCATCCGCAGCTCATGATCCTGGTGGCGAGCGTCCAGCTCCTGCCGGCATTTGGTACAGTCGCCGTCCTTGCGTCCGAGAGCCGCCAGCAGGCCGGCGAACTGCTCGCGCATGC